AACACCTGCTGTATAAATAGTAAGTAAAGAATTCACCTTAGGACCACTAAGTTACGAATCGTTTTAAAGCAGACATGACGCACGATGTCGCTGGAGTTGTAACCAGCACCTGATATGCCTTCGGGATATCAATTTTTATTTTTAACTCGCTTAATAGGAGAACTACTATGGGTAATTCATTACCACAACTTGCATTATTTGGTCCAGGATTTAAGGACTTCGACAAATTCTTTGTCGGCTTTGACGAATCAGCAAAACAGTTACAATCGTTGCACGCTGATCTCACTAAAAACATTCCCAACTATCCACCATACAACATTCGCAAGAATGATGAGAATCATTACACCATTGAATTAGCTGTTGCTGGTTTTGGTGAATCTGAGATTGATATTACTATCGATGGCGGTAAATTAATCGTTAAGGGTAATGTTGATTCAGCTACTGATGCACTGGAAGATAACTTCTTGTTCAAAGGTATCGCTACTCGTGCCTTTACTCGTGCCTTTGCTATCGATGATCACATCGAAGTAAAGAATGCAGAACTATTCAATGGTATGCTTAAGATCGCTTTGGAGCGTTTAGTTCCAGAAGAACAAAAGCCAAAGAAAGTTCCAGTCAAAACTCGTGGCAAGAAAGAATTTTTACAAGAGGACGCATATGACAAAGCTGCTGAAACACTGTAAGAATTTTATTCTTGGTTTGGGTGATGGTATCCACGCATTCAGAACTTACAAAGCAGGTAAAGTAAAATGAATAACTGGATCCCAATGACAGATGATGATTGGGATTGGGTAAACGGTAAACAACCTAAACCAACCAAGTAATCGTACAAGTAGGGAGAGTTTCGGCTCTCCCTAAATACTTGTATGAAAGCCAAACTATCTCCCAACATGATATCATTCGTCACAGTTCGTCGTGGCGATTGGGTATTAAAAATATCTGTTTATAAAAACAAACAGATAATGGTAGTTGCACAGCATTGTTATGAGTATGAGAGAACAATTGTTCATTTCTTTACTGACCAAAACATTGCAGCAGATTTTATTGAACAACTTGTTATAGAGGATTGAAATGACAGAGATTAAAGTATTTAAATTGATTAGTGGTGAAGAACTGATTGGTAAAGTAGAAGTTACTGGTGGTGGATATACTTTAGAATCACCATCAACCATTCTTATGCAACAAACAAAAGAAGGTGTTCAATTGGCATTAATGCCATATATGCCTTATGTAGACGGTAAAGTGAAATTATTCAGTCAATGTATTGCATCTGAAGGTACTCCGTCCACGAATATGGTCAACGAATATAACCGATTATTCGGTTCGGGAATCCAAGTGGCTCCAGCATCCGCTCTAGCTGGACTCCAGATGCCCTAGTCCACAGGGCTAAACCTCCCTCCAAACCCTCTCTCGTAGAGGGTTTTTCACATTCTAGAAGCCCGAATCTACAGGGCTAGTAATCCCCTCAGACTCGTAAGGTTATTAAATTTAGTTGTTGTCTTTAATTGCAAACTGCTGTATAATATAGTCTTAGAAAGTTGAAAAGGAACTGAAAAATGACTGAATTCGAAAGCAAATGTTACGGTATATCCCAAGAACAAATTCGTGAACAATACATGAAATCTGCCAGTGCTCGTTTGTCTGGTTTAGAAATGGTTGCCATGGGTGTTCTTTCTGATGCGCAAGAATTAATGACTTTTGGTCACGACCAAGCAATGGATCAGGCTCGCAAAAACATTAACATTGCAAAGTTCATCATGTCAGAAATGATGGAAGAGCGAATCCAATGGGAAGAATCTGGTTGCCCTTAATTTTAAACTGAGAGGAAAATATATTATGTTCTATAAATCAAAATCTGAGATCCGTGCTGAAACCGAAAAACAAGTAAAGTTGTTTTTGAAAAAGGGTGGAAGTATTGAAGTTGTAAAACCACGCAAAGCACCAAAACAACGCATGTCTGGTAAAGTTACAAGATCTGGTTCCACTGGAACTTCTGGCTTTGCAACTGGATTCCCTCGCAAGAGTTGCATCTAAGTGTTGACTTATAATCAAATTTGTAGTATAATTGTTTTATTGAATGGAGAATTTTAATATGATGTCATGGGAAGAAATGTCACCGATTGAGCAAGCACAATGTATCTATTGGGATATGTATAAGGATGCTTATGGTGTTCGTCCTCGTGGCATCGATACAACCGACTGGTCTTTGGAGCAGTTTGAATCCGAGTTCGCAGTACTCGGTCGTGTCATCGAGCAGGAAGAAATTGCTCGCAAGAAAGCAGAAGCCGAAGCCATTGTTGCTTTCGAAGATCGTGTTCTCAATCTTATGCACACTGGCACTAATCGTCAGCGTGTCATTGCTTGGTTGATGGATGCTGAGGGTGCGAATGGTGACTATGAATACTTCTGCTTCACGCAAGGTTTGCCCTATGGTTACTTCAAAGAAATGGAAGTGGCATGATCCTCGCTAGAGAAATTACTCAGTGGGAAGAGGGTACTGCGTGCAATCATACCTACATCATGACTGAATCAATGGATAAAATCTTTGGTTACTTCAAAAGAAATAATCCCAAAGACTTCATGATGTTCAAAAATCCGATTCGCATCGACAGTCGCTATCGTAAATTCAAAGTGATGAAGCGTGACATGTACTTCAAAGGACAAGAGCCAACGCATCAGATCTGGCATGTCAAGGGTACAAAAGATCATGTCTATACTGTAGAGAAGTCAGATAATGGATGGTACTGTAGTTGCATCGGTTTTAAATATCATGGTAAGTGTAAACATATTGATGGAGTGATGAATGAACATAAATGAATTTCTTAACAGTCTTGCTGAAAATGCCTCACGCAATTTCAAGATCGAGCAACTAAACGCACAGAGCGATAACGAAACTCTGCGTGAGGTAATTCGGCTAGCACTGGATCCATTTACTCAATTCTATCAACGAAAGATTCCTGAGTACATCACAGACAATCATCAAACAAGTCTCACTCAAGCCATGCACGCATTGTATGATTTGAAAGAAAGAGTCGTCACTGGTAATGCAGCAATTGAATATCTCCGCATGCTTCTTTCATCCTTGTCAGCTGATGATGCTAAGGTATTGGAGAGAATCATCCAGAAAGATTTGAAGTGTGGTGTTGATGTATCGACTGCCAACAAAGTTTGGTCTGGTTTGATTCCTGAATACCCATGTATGTTATGTAGTCCATTCGAACAGAAGTTGGTTGACAAGATTAAATTCCCAGCATATGCTCAAATGAAGATGGATGGTATGCGATTCAACGCAATTGTGCGTGATGGTAAGTGCGAATTTAGGAGCAGGAATGGCAAAGAAATTTTATTACTTGGCAATTTGGAGCAGGAGTTTATTTCTCTTGCTGGTTCTATTGATTGTGTTTTTGATGGTGAACTTCTTGTAATGCTTGAAGATGAACATCAGTTTGCAGATCGTCAGACTGGTAATGGTATCCTTAACAAAGCAAACAAGGGAACAATTTCTGCAGAAGAAGCAGCAATGGTTCATGCAACTGTTTGGGATTTGATTCCATATGTTCAGTTTATTGATGGTTACTGCCAGACTCCATACGCAAAACGATTTTCAACTTTAGAACAGATTGTAAACAAACAAAAGTCTTTAGATAAAAAGATTTGGACTGTGACATCTACCATTGTGCAAACACTAGATGAAGCACAAGAGATCTTCCAAGGTTATCTTGCAGATGGTTACGAAGGTATCATCCTTAAAGATGGTAGTGGTGAATGGGAAGACAAACGAAGCAAGACTCAGATTAAATTCAAAGGTGAATTGGAATGCGATCTTAAAATTGTTGCAGTCGAAGAAGGTAAGGGTAAAGCAGTAGGGATGCTTGGTGCAATTATCTGTGAATCCGCAGATGGAATTGTAAAGGTAAATGTAGGATCTGGTTTCAATGATGCACAACGAAAGCAATATTGGAAAGAAAATTTAGTTGACAAAATCGTGGCAGTGAAGTATAATGCTAGAATCAAGAACAAAACTGGAGAAGAATCTCTATTCCTTCCAGTGTTCATTGAACTGCGTGATGATAAAGATGTTGCAGATAACTCAAAGGTAATAAAATGAAAGTAGTAATTAATAGATGTTTTGGTGGGTTCGGTATCTCAAATTTAGCATTTGAGAAATTACTTGAACGCAAGGGTATTGCATTCGATAAAGTTCCAGCAAAATATCCAATTCGTGGAAATGACTCAGACTATTACAAAGCTGGTAGTCCACAATCTGATGCGACATACCTAAGTGAGTATGAGTTCTATGAACAACGCAATGATCCAGATTTGATTGCAGTGATTGAAGAATTGGGTAAAGATTCATGGGG